AGCGCCGCCACCGCGATCTGCCCATCCTGATCGAGCGTCGGCCGCATGAACGGCTGCGCCGCGTGGTGCGCCGTCCCGAACTCCTGCCACCCGCCATAGAAGGCGCGGCGCGACGGACCGATCTGGGCCACGGCCGTGTCCTTGGCGTTGGAGACCCTGACCACGGCCACGATCTCGTCGGCCAGCGTCACGCCGTTCGGATCGGGATCGCGGGGGGCCCGGAGACCCATGCCCTCGCGCAGCACGTCGGCGCCCGCCTTGAGCCCGGCTCGAACCGGCCCGGCCTGCATCTCGTCGGGGAGCGCCCGGAGCGCGGCGTCGAGCTCGCGAAGGCCTTTGATCTGGACGGTGAATCCGCTCACGCGCGCAGCCTCGCCATCAGGTGGAGCTCGACGTTCCGCTCCTCGAGATTGATCACCGATTGGATATCGAGGGTCTTCGCGCCGTGGCGCACGCGCATGAGCGGCGTGATCAGGGCCGCCTCGGGGTCGTAGAGGACCCGGATCCGATGGTCGACGGCGGTCTGGGTCTGCTGGGCCTGGAAGTATTCGCGCCCCTCGAGCGGTTCGACCTCGGCCCAGCGGGTCGTCATCTCCTCCCACGTTTCGACCGGCTCGCCGTAGGAGTTCTGGGTCGGCGCACCGAGGCGCTCGATCGTGACGCGGTGACGACGTGGACCGGCTTCCATCACCACGCCACCTTGTAATCGGCGACCTGCCAGAAGAACTCGGCCGGCACCCCGACGCCGGCCTCCCGGCGCTCGAATCGGTAGGCGACCGACTCCTTGATCCAGGTCAGGATCTTCTCGGGCACGGCGGCCGCGGTGACGTAGCCGGCGACGAACCGCACGGCCACCGCGTTGAGCTCCTCGGCGGTCGACGGCCACGACTTGCCAGCCTTCATCACGATCCGGCCGGGTTCGTTCTTGGCATCGACGACGTAGTCAGACGACGCGACGGTCTGCGGCGCCCCGGCGGCGTCGGTGTAGGAGACGCTCGTGACGGATTGCAACGGCGGGAGCGGGAGCCAGAGACCGGGTCGCCCGAATGCCTCCGCGTAGTGCCGATCGCCGGGGAGCGGAAAGCGATCGAGAAAGAGATCCCAGTGTTGCGTCATCAGCGCACGGCCGAGCCACCCCTCCGGCCCCTCGAGCGATTGGCGCGAGGAGACGATCAGGCGATTCAGCAGCTCGTCGTCGTGCTGCGAATCGACGCGCACGTGCAGCTTGACGTCATGGAGGTCGACCACCTCCGACGCGGGCTTGGTGACGAGGACGAGGGCCATCTAGACGCCCTCGGTCTGGCCCTCCGGCGCGGCGACGACCTCCGGAGTATCGGCCGCCGCCTCCGGAGGGGTCTCGGCCGATTCCACCGGAGGCGCCTCGGCCGGAGCCTCCGACGCAACGCACGGCAGCCCGTGACCTCGCTCGTCGACCACGTCTCCAGCGTCGACGAGTTCGACAACCAGACCACACTCGGCGCAGACCTTTCGGTCGAGGAGATGCCGCCCCACTAGGCGGTGCCCTCAATCGGGCTGAGATGCCGCTCAAGCGCCACGTTCGTGCCCTGGGCCGCCGGCGGCCTGTTGCGGGCGCGATACTGCCGATACATGGCGCTCGAGACGACCGCGTTCGCGGTGCCGCGGTCGACGACCAGGCGGACATAGCGCTCCAGGGGGCGCTTGAGGTCGATCTCGAAGGCCTTGTCGTCGGCGTCATCGGCCACGGTCTGGCCGGTGCCGAGCAGATCGGCCATCGTGCCGCCCGCTGGATCGGTATCTTGCTGCGCTTTGACGGAGGTCACGGCCGTCGCCGTGATCACGCCGAACACCACCGTCATGATGACGCCGTCCCAGCCCTGCATGTCGAGAATGGCCCCGTTGAGGTCCGTGGTGCCGGCCACGCCCGCCGCCGGCGTGATCGCGATCGACGCCTTCGTTTCCTCGCTGAGAAACCCGTGCATGTGGCCCCCCTACCCGCGCCGACGCGGGGATCGCAGCGCCGCGGCCTCGATCTCGGCCGGCTCGTCGTCGCCGAGCGCCTCGGCCATCCCGCTGCTGATGTACTGCTGGGCCCGCTCGTCGGGGACGGCGATGACGTCGCCGGCCTCGAGAAACGGGTAGACGACCACGAGCGAGGTCACGGCTCGCTTGAGACGAATCCGCTGGAGATCCATCGCTCAGCTCGCCGCGTTGATGAAGGTCTTGATCGGGTTCGTGCCGGCGTTCAGCAGATCGCCGTCGTGGCGGCTGTACGCTAGGAACGCGACCTGGTGGAACTCCGCATACCGCTCGTCCAAGCGCAGGAGTTGCACGCCGAGGACGTCGCGGATGATGTACTTGCTGAAGTCGCCGAACAGCACGCTCTTCGCGCTGGCGGCCATCGCGGCGACGTCCTGGTTGACGATGATCGGGTAGCCCATGAGCGTGTCGGGTGCCCCTTGCGCGATGCCGGCGGCCCAGAGTGGCCGGCCGGTCGAGTCGACGATTTGCTTGGTCTTCTTCACCGACGAGTCGGCCATCATCCACGACGCATTCCGCCGGTAGGACGGATCGACCGAGTGCTCGGTCTCGACGATGCTGCCGTAGGTCCAGGTCGTGACCTGCGAGGTGCCGTTCGCGGCCGTGAAGCCGTTGGTCGCCGCGGTCACGACGCCGTTCGGCTGTCCGGAGCCGGTCCCGGTGGTGAAGTGCTCGTTGATGATGCGGCCGATCCGCTCGCCGAGCAGCTCGCCAAGCAGGCCGGCGACGTTGACCGCGTTGTCCTGCAGCAGTTGCACGCTCACGCGGATCATCTTCGAGCTGTAGAGGAACGACTGGAGGACGAGCTGGGCGAACGTCGCATCCTGCTCGTTCGCGGTCGAGTTCTCCGTGATGATCTGGCCCTTCTGGGCCGTGTCGTTCACGGTCGGCCACGGGAGGTCAGCGCCGCTCTCGGTGCGAATGACCCGGCATCGCTCGCGCATCCCGCCGAAGGTGAGCAGCGCGCGCTCGATCTCGCGCATCGTCTCGTCGGGCACCGTGAACCCGCCCGCCGACCCGGTGCCGACCGACTGGGCCCGGAACTCCCAGTCACGCTCGGCGGAGAGGCTCCGCATCGGCGCGGTCGAGAGGTTGGCGTAGAAACTCTTTTGATTCAGGCTCAGCCCGACCCGCTCAGCGGCCCCCCGATCCTCGGGGGTCAGGGTCACGCCGGGCATCGGAGCCAGGAGCCACGCCCGGAGCGCGCGGTTGGAGTCATCCTGGCCGCGGGCGAGCCGGCTGATGGCGGCGCGCGAATCACGCCCCACCCTCCCCTCGTCCCCGTTCGGCTGCGGGCGCTCACTCTTGAGCGGCTGGCCTTCCTCGAGCCTGCGGTTGAGCGCGTCCTGGCGCTCCTGCATATCGATGTGGCGGCCGATCTTCTCGATGTCGTCGTGAAGACGCTGCCACTCCTGGTCTTCCTCGGCCGTGAGGAGCTCGCGCGAGTCCTCGTGCGCCTTGGTCAGGATCTTCGCGGCTTGCTCGGCGAGGTTGGCCCGCTTGTCCCGCAGCTCTTTGGTCGTCATCGGCGCCGTTCCTTCTGCTCGCCGATGTCTGCGCGGGGCCGAAAAGCAAAACGGGCGCCGCGCCATCGGCGAACCGTTTTGGTGGTTCGACCGACTGCACGGCGCCCACTGAAGAGTGGACCGTGTAGGCGACCGTCCGAACTCCCGTTGGGAGCCGAACGGCTACTTCACGATTTCGGACTCTACACCATCATCCGGGGAGGTCGTCAAGAGATTTTCTGCGCCGATGTCCAGCGCAGCCGCTCGGCCACCGTCAACGGACGCCCGCTCGACACGCCCGGACGGTTCTCTGCCAGCGAACGGAGCGCCACTTCGGTCTGCGGATATGCTGGGAATGTCACGACGCTGACTTCGCGCACGAGCATGTCGGTCACCGTCCGGACGGGCGGATCGGCCTTAACATCCCAGTCGTCGTCGACGGTGCGAAACGCGAACGACATGCCGGTCACGTCACGTCGGCGAATCGACTCCACGATGTCCTGGCCCGAGGTCGTCTCCGGCGGATCGACCTCGATCCGTAGGCCGTGCGGATCCTTCTCGACCCGAAGCGTTCCCGCCGAGAGCCGGCCGAGGATGCGCGCCGAGTCATGGTCGACGAGGGCCCGGAGATCAATGCCATCGCTGAGGGTGCGATCAATGGCGCCGGGCGCAATGCGCTCCCTGAAGCCGCCGAGGTTCTCAGAGAGCCGGTCGAACACGATGGCGTAGCCTCGGATGATCCGCTGGAGGCCCCGCGTCTCGATCCCGATCTCCCCCCCGACCCTGATCTCGATGTCATGCGTGCCCATTGATCGCCTCCATGAGCCCATTCGTCATCGCTTCGTGTCGACCAATCCAGCGTGTCGCGAGGTCTCCAATCGTGCCCTCGGTGATCGCGGCAGCACACTCGCGCATGGCGCCCTCCGCCCACTGGTCGAGCCGCGCCCTCACCGCGTCCTCGGCCCCCAGCGGCGCGAGATTCTCAACGCCGTCGTCGCGGATCCGCTCGTAGAACTCGGTGAGGCCCTCCGCCCTGGTCGGATCCTTCGCGAGCTTCTTCACGTTTGCGATCTCTCGCCGGACGAGGCCAACGGTCGCGATGGCGACGGCGGCGCGCTGGACCCGGCGCAGTTCGGCGTCGGTCGCAAGCCGCGCCTTGATCTCCTCGCCCGTCGAGGCGACAACAGCCAGCGTGGAGTCGCGGGCTACCTTCGCGACGCCGACGGCGGTATCCACGGCTTCATCGACGTGCTGGCCGACTCGCTCCGCGATCGCCTCGATCACGCTCGGCCCCGCCGCGTGAATCTCGTCGACGATCCCCGCGACGGTGGACAGCGTCTCGTGGCTGGCGCTCGCATCGGCGCCGACGCTCTGGACCTCTTCACGTGCCGCCCTCACGTGCGCCTGCACCTCGATAATGGCGTCGCGGATGTGCTGCTCTGAGGTGGCGACGGCGGCGGCGATGCCATGCTCCGGCACGGGCAGCGCGGCGAGCTGCTCGGTCGTGGTCGTGTGATGCTCGACGCTCTCGGCACGCGCCGCGTTCACGTCGTCGCGGATACCGGCCACGTCGGCGCCCAGCCGGGTCTCGAGGCCTTCCACCGCGGCGAGGATCGGCGCCGGATCCGGGGCCGGGATCGCCTTGATGCGCTCGACGATCTGCGCGCGTCCCTCAGCGAGGGCCGACTCAATGCCGGCGACGAACTCCTTCATCGCCTCTGCCGTGCCGGTGAATCCCCCCCGCACCTCCTGGCGCAGATCCTCGGCGATCTTCAGGACGCGCTCGGGGTCGGTGTCCGGCTCGTCGTCGGTGGGGTCTTCGGGCGCTGCCGGAGCGGCTGGCGGCTCCGGCGGTCTCGTCTGCGCGTCGATCACATCGTTCACGCGATCCGCGGGCACCATGTTGGACGGCACGAGTCGCATGTCGCCGCTCGGGCCGAACGGCTCCCAGTTCTCGAGCGCCGCGACTCGATTCGCCGTCGTCAAACCGCCGAGGTGCATTTTCACGTGGCGCTCAAATCGCTCCTTCGGATCGGCGTGGAGGAGGCCGTTGACGTCGTGCTCGACGAATTGCTGCCCGTGTTCGAGCGGTCGAATGAGTTTCCGGCGATACTCCTCCTGCCATTTCTTGAGCCAGAGATCGAGGCAGTACCGGACGAAGCCGACGGCCTGCTGCTCGATGCCGGTGCCCCAGGAGGTCGAGCGTTCGACGTCGCCGAGCATGTGGGGCGGAATGTTGAAGATCCGCGCGATCTCCGCGACCGAGAAGCGCTGCGTATCGAGAAATTGAGCGTCGTCTGGCGGGATGCTGATCTTCTCGACTTTGATGCCCTCTTCGAGGACCAGCACACTGTGCTTCTTCTCGCCGCTGATCTTGTCGGCGATGGAGCTCCTGAGGCGCTCGTGGGCGCCGTCGGAGATTCTGCTGGGATGCTGCGCCACGAGGCTCGACACCGCGCCATTGCCGAAGAACTGGGCTCCGTACTGCCGGGTCGCGAGCCCGAGGCCAATCGTTTCGCGGAACATTTGGACGACGGAGTACCCGCGGAGTCCATCGAACCCGAGCCCCTTGATGTGCAGCACGTCCTCGGCGGCCAGGATCACGTCGCGGCCGTTCGCCTGCTGCACGCGATAGATCGCGGGCCCGTCGGGGGTGTGGAGGTCCGGCGTCACGCGGTCCGGCGTGATCGGCCACAATCCCGCGATCTCGCCGCCGTTCGTGCGCTGGATTTCCGCATAGGCGTTGCCCCAGACCAAGACATGCCCCTGCATGCGTTGCCGCGCGTCGACCGAACTCTCGCCCGGATTGAAATCGTGGTGAAGCACGCGATACAGCCGATGGGTCGTGAACTGCTGTCGGCTGCCGTCGGGGAGCCGCTTGTAGAGATGCAGCGGCAGCGAGGCCACGCCGCTCGCGATGAGGTTGACGGCCGCCCAAAACGCCGAGAATGTCATCGCGGTCGTCTCGTTGACCGTGACGCCCGACGCCGTCGGGCCATACCCGAAGGCACGCGAGAGTGACGGATCGCGCGACGGCATCCCCGGCATCCAGTACGAGCGCACCGCGACGCTCAGCAGTTCAGCGAGGCGACCCATGCTTGACCCCCATGACGGCGAAGAAGAGCACAATCAGGCCGGCGACAATGAGCCCCAGCGGCAGGTACATCCAGGCGGCGCCCGCGATGATGAGCCCCGCACCGAACAGGACGGCGAGATCGACGAGGTGTCTCATACGGCAACGATCCCCCTCGTCTCATACACACTTCGCCCCTCGCTGTCGCGCACGATTGCCCGACTCAAGCCGGTCACGGCGGCCGACACGGGATCGATCTTGTCGGGGCTCCGACGTTTGTCGGGCTTGATGTTCTCGTTCGCGTCGACGAGCGCGACGGCGTTGCCCACGCACCAGCGCACGAGCGGCGAGCCCTCATGCCGGAGCTTGCGCTGGAGGATCATCGTCTCCAGCGCCTTGGACGGGGTCGTGAGCATCGCGATCGTTTGGTTGATCTCGATCACCGGCACGCTGTTCTGCATGAGGCGCGTGTTGAGATCGCGCGCGTTCCATGGATCGACGCTGAGCTCGACCAAGTCGTACTCGGTCATGACCTCGTAAATTCTCTTCTCGACGAACCCGTAATCCGTGCTGTCGCCGGGCGTCGCATGGAGCCAGCCGTCCGCCGCCCATTGCCGATAGGGCACCCGCGACGTTCGCTCACGGTCGGCGATCTTCCCCTGTGGAGCCCAGACGTCGAAGTACAGATCCCAGGTCCCGTCGCCGTTCGGGAACCACAGCGCGAGGGCGGTTAAATCGCTCTTCGACGCCAGGTCGAGCCCGCCGTAGCATCGTCGCCCCTTCTCGGGTGGCCCGTCGAGCAGCGCCCCCTCGTCCCAGATCTCGAGCGGCAGCCAGTGGGCTTCCGCACGCACCGGCTGGTTGAGGTAGTACGCGCGGAACATCGCGGCGAGGGCGGGCATCTTCTGCGCGCGCGCCGCGAAGACGCGCATCTCCTCGAGCGAGCGGAAGTCCCCGAGGGCCGGGTTCGCCATCGGCCACACCGCCTCGTCCCAGATGTCCGCCTCCATCGGCACCTCGAACACGTGGGCCGAGAACGTCGGATCCGTGATGCGGCCGGCGTTCACTTCCTTGCCGTACTCCACGAGTTCGGTCATCAGCGAATGCTCGTCGGGGGTCTGGGTCGAGATCACCAGCGTGAGCGGCTCCGCCCGCGCGCCGGTCGCGGTCGTCAGCGCGGTGAAGAGTTCACGCCCGGGCGCCGTACCGCCCCACTGCGCCAACTCGTCGACGATGGTGACAGACGGCGAGAGCCCGTGCGCCTTCTTCGCGTCACTGGAGAGCGCCGAGAATTTCGTCCCGCTTTGCAGATCTTCGATGATCTTCGCGTGGCGTTGAATGTTCGTGCGCGCGATGAAGGCCGGGTTGTCGAGGATAAACGCGGCGAGCTCGTCGAAGATCAGTGCGGACTGATCGCGGTCGGCGGCAGCCGCCACGACTTGCCCGCGGCGCTCGACTTCCGGTCCTACGAGATGCGCCAAGGCGAGCGCCGCGCAGAGGGATGTTTTCCCGTTCTTGCGCCCGAGCGTCAACAGCCCGGTACGGACGATGCGCCGGCGCTCCTCCGTCGTCGCGTACCACGCCTCGACAATCGCGCGCTGCCATGGCCGAAGCAGAAACTTCCGGCCCGCGTGCGCGCCGCTCGTGATCGTCAGCGACTCGATGAA